TTGTCAACACTTTTTTCAAAAAAATGTGAAAACAAAAAACCGCGATTTAAAGCCGGAAATATAAAAAAAACACCGAATGCAGGATATCAGACAGGCAATCAAAAGAAAGTCGTCCAATAGACTCGGCATTCGGCATTGATAATATTATCATAACAAGAGAATCGTGTCAATACTTTCCGCGCGGCAGTAATTCTAAAAGCGAAGCACAGATGATAATTAGTTATCTGCGTCTAAAAATAAAAACCGATATCTGACCTCAGGCCTTAAGGCTCCAATTACCGGTGGGGGAAGTCAAATATCGGTTCTGTATTAAAAATATCACGCTTTGGTATAAATGTCAAGATAAGATTAATGCTGATTTTAATATCAGTATCGTTGAACGCTTCGTTCCTCTCGGATTGAACAGCAAAAGAGCCTTACTGAGATACTGCTCCATTGTTCCTGCAACGAACATCGAGACACCTTTATTCGTAAAAGACACCTTGATTCCCATAAATCAGAGCACCGTGAAACAGCTTTTCAGGCGTCTGAAAGTGCAGGCTGATATTCCTCGGCTGCACCCTCATTTGTTGCGCCATTCCTTTGCTACACGGTACTTAGAGAACGGCGGGGACATTTACAGCTTGCAGTCAATCCTTGGTCATACATCGCTCGAAATGGTCAAAAAGTATGTGCACTTGATTCCCTCAAAAACGGTAGTTAATTTTGCTTTTCTCTCGCCCTTGGATAACGCCCTCAAAAAATGAAAAAACCCAGCAGTTACAAGGCTTGTAGCTGTTGGGTTTCTTTTTGGTGATCCATCGGAGATTCGAACTCCGGACACCTTGATTAAAAGGGATAGTTGGTTGCGCGAAAAATGTTGATATATATAGGTAAACGCGAATGTGTGTTCACATTTTGTTCCCAACCGTTAAAAAATCACATGTGCTCAGTTATAACAAATTGACCGCTTTTTGGAGCTGATCGATGTCGACATGGGTGTAGACTTTATTGGTAACGACTTCCGAAGAATGTCCCATGAGTCGCTGAATATCCCATTTATCTGCGCCGTTGCGGTGCAACATGGAAGCAAATGTGTGCCTGGTCGCGTGCGGCGTCAGGCGAGGCAAGTCGAGCGCCTCAAGTGTGGGATAGTACCATTTTGCGCGAAAGTAGCGCGCTGTTACCGGGACGAGTTTGCCGTTGTGCTCATGGCAGACTATTGTCGGTCCGCCTCGATCGAGCCACTTTTGCAGATACGGCATTACTTTATCCGACACCGGGACAACTCTGTTCTTTCCGGCTTCGGTCTTTTCGCCGCCGCGAAGAGTATGATTTGCTGAATCCCAGCTGAACGGTGTAAGCGCCAAAAATTCATTTATTCGCCAACCTGTGTAGCACATAATCAGGATTAGGTCGGCATACATAAAGCCTTCCTTAGCTGCAGACTCGAGCTTTTGCAAATCGAGATCGCTGAACGGTACCTTTTCTTTTGTTTCCGCTTTTGGAAGGGTAACGAAGCTTGCATAATTTTTGACAACAATGTCATTTTGCACGGCATAATCACAGAGCAGGGAAGCGAAGAGTTTTATTTTTTGCAAAGATGAAACAGAGAGTCCGTTCTGATGTGCCGTGTCAACGACTGTTTGAAAATGGGCGGCTCGTAAATCCTTTACTTTATATGAGCCGAGGACAGCAAGCTTATTCCATGCCGCATTATAATTGTCCCGTGTCTGTTTCGCGAGATTCTTAAATTTCTGTAATTTCTTATATTCGGCGCACAGCTGTGCGAGTGTGATGTTTTCAGCCGAAGCCGGAACGTCAATGTGCGGAGCCTTATGCCATGCGCCGAGAGCCGTCATTGCCTCTGCCCTCGTGGCATAGCAGCCTATCAGCTTGCGCTGCTTTTCAAGGGAATATTCGGAGCTACTCTGCGGAGCAAGAACAGCCCAGGGCTTGCGCCGGTTTCCGCTGAGTTTGCGGATCGTTCCATATCCGTTTGGATTTTTCATAAAAAACACCGCTCCTTTACTTGTGTTTCCTCAGAGCGGGTGATATAATAAATATATCAATCCACTCTGTCGTAGGTGTGTGTTGATTTTCTTGAGCCCTCGGTGTTCCAGCACCGGGGGTTCTTTTATTTATCTTTTGTCTTTTCTGAAATGCGTTTTTTCTCCTCTGCTCTTTTGATTTGCTCTATACTCTTTTCGGGTGTCGGCAAATTCTCGGGCATGACTCCGCCGAGTTCTTCTATGGTCTTTCTCACTTTTCTTCCAACATTATAGTGTGTTTGATTTGCCCTTTCTTTGCCGCGAACCTTTTCTCTGCGAAGCTTTTCTTCCGTTTGAGTTGCACGAAAGAGATTGGCGGCGAGTTCTGTGCTGCCCATGTGGTCGAGAATATTTTGACTCTTTTTTAATCCCTTTCGACGGTGAATATCTTTAGCACCGAGACCGCCGTAGAGACCTTGATATCCTTTATTCTGAAAGATTGCATAGTCTTTGGGGTCAATGATTCCGGCATCGTGCGCGGCGTTTGCAAGAGCTGTATTGTGGCGCTTCATCTCGTTTCGAATGGCAAGCCTCTTCTGATCTTCGGTCAGCTCTTCGTAATTGTCAATGAGCTCTTGCTGGCGCGTTTTAACGGCAAAGTATGATTGCCCGAGAGCTATTACTTCTTTGCGAGGATCCCCGTTCATGACAATCAGATAACATGCATACCTGGAAAGCATAACATCATCCACCTCGCGCTCCGCGCCAGAGCCGATGTCAACCATTTTGCCAACGTCGGCAAAATGGTCATCAATTGCAAATCCGCTGTTCTTGCAGGCGAGTTTTGCTCGTTCAATCGTATCTGAAAAACGGCGCCACTGTGTGTAATCCAAAACGGTCTGAAGCTCTCTTGCAAGCCAATATTCCTGCCCGTCGTCGTTAATATGTTTTATGTCCTCAAAAATTTGCTCATTATATGTGGTTATTTCAGAAGTCATGGTTTTGAAGCCCCCTCGTTCAATTTATATATTTGTGATTCGCGCTCTTTTTGCCCCATAGCCTTCTGGCGCATTTTCTGTAAAATCCGCCATCAACAAGAATAGCGGTTTTAAACCTATCTGTAAATTCTTCTCTTTCAAACCTTGAAACCACCTTTTACTATTAGTTTTTAATTATCTCCCTTACAAGAAGATACGGTATGCCCAGGATGCGATAGTGCTCGAGATCCGTGCCGGTTAACTCTTTGGGCGGATATGACGGATTGAGGGGGCTGAGCCTAACCATGTCGTCAAAGATATCGATTCTCTTAAGGGTCGCACATTCGCCGTCGTAAATAACGGCACCAACATCCCCGCTGCGCTCAATAAAGGTTTGCCGAAGAATGAGAACTTTATCGTCAGTGTGGTAAGTCGGGTACATTGAATCACCGTGTACCTTTAGAACAAAAAAGTCGGATTTGCTTCGTCCCTTGAGAAAAGAGCGCGGGACATCTATGGTTTCGCCGCTCCAATCCTCGACTGCAATTTCTTCATATCCGGCGGCAATATTGCCTATTACCGGGAACGTAACAACATCTTCGGTCACATTCGGAGAAACGAGGTTTAGCGGCTTCATGGGAACATCTGCACCCATTAACCACGGAATAGATACATTTAAAATTTTTGATATTTCTTCAGTTCTTCTTTGTTTTGGTGCATAGATTCCTTTTTTATAATTGCTTATTGTAGCGTCAGCGACATTCAACGCTCTCGCAAGTTCCGCTGCGGTCATATTTCTGCGTTCTAAGGCTTCATTTAATCTTTCTGCAAAGCTTGGCATATTGATCACCTCGCCTATACAATATCACAAAGCCAACGAAAACGCAAGTAAAAATGAAAAAAACTTTTGAAAACTTGTGAAAAAGTATTGACTTGTGAAAACGCAAGTGATATAATCAAACCAAAAGGAGGTGAAAGCGATAATGTATGATTACTCAAATTTGCTCGGCGCAATGAGGCAAAGAGGCATAACCCAAAAAAGCCTTGCAAAAAGCGTCGGAAAAAGCGAAGCGACGATTAACCGCAAGCTCTGCGGTGCAAGGGAGTTCACGCAAAGCGAAATGTTCAAAATACTTGAGATTATAGGTGAGCCGGTCGAAAGAGTCTCCTTTTATTTTTTTTACTCATCGACTTGTGAAAACGCAAGTTATAGCTAACCGAAGAAAGGAGCTGAAAAAAAAGAAAGAGAGGTGGGAATATGAAAATTTATGCCGTAATAATTACATTACTTTGTATCGGCATGTTCGTCGGCTATATCAAATACAAGATAAGCACGCAGGCGCTGTCGTATTATTTGACGACAAAAAGCACCGCTCCAACCGATGACGAGCTGAAGCGGTGTGCTGAGTGGGTGATAAAAAATTGGTTCAGGAAATAATTGAAAACTGCGATTTTATCAGATTGGTGACAACATTTGAAGCTATCTGAACCAATGCGGAAAGCGAGGCGGAACCGATTTGCCCGGCAATGTTTTTGACATTTGTCCAGACCTCATTCTTACGGACATTTGCGATAAACTCATGTCCAAGCGGTGTGAGATCCTTGATGAGACAGTCACCCGTCATTGTCCACATCTCCACATCGAGTAGGTTTGACCATTGACATTGACGAACATGGTAAAGAATTTCATCATGCTGATACTTGCTCTCCAACCCAAACATGTTGTCATCAGTGAGGCGGAGCATTTGACTGAAAGAGGTATTTTCTTCAACAACAAAGAGAATATCCCTGATACAGTCAGGATTCAGTTTCACATTATTCACCCCCTTTCAGAGAAAGTATATCGCACAAAAAGAAATAAATCAAGAGAGGAGGGAGAGGGTGAAAACAATAATTTGTTTACTGTCGGTGATGTTGATTATGTTTTCTGTTGCGATGGTTATCGCGATAATAACATTAATATCGGGTTGGAGGCGATAAAAATGGAGTTACTTCTGTCGGCTTCTTTCGGAGCTCTCGCTATCACCGGAGGAGTTCTTACCGTTGTTATGGCTATCGATTTGCTCAATCAATTTAGAAATCGCTAAATTAAGCCCAAGAGTAAAGTCTCGGCTACATACGGTTTTTCTGTTTGTGTGAATCAAGACATCGGAAATCGGCATTTGCTTATTTCGATAAGGAATATCGAATCGAATTACTCCATAGGTTCCCTGCATTTTAGTGAGATTTATTGGAAACTCTATGCTTCTGGCTACGGGTCCATAATGATCGGGATTTATGTATGTATAAAACGATTCTTCGCGTTGTTTACATTTTATTATTGTGCCGTCGAGAAGAACGAGATCAATTCTAACAATTGATATATCTGAACTTGCATCATTTACAAACAGGCAAGGGACGTTGCACATTAATAATCCCGACTGCGCCGCGACAGCATGGAACAAATCAATTCCGGCTTCTGAATCAATGCTAATGCTTACCTTTGTGCGCTCTTTTGCCTTGCGCGAAAAAAATTCATACAAAGATATAGCCAAGGATAAGGCCGATATAAGAATAGGAGCCCACGTCTTTATAATTTGCATATTTTTACCTCCTTAAAGAAAATTATATCACACAAAAGGAAATAAGACAAGAAAGGAGGGAAAAGAGAAAGAGAGGTGAAGAGATGAACAAAAATCTTTATATTACAATCACTTAAAAGGAGGTACATAAAATGCCGCGAGTTTTGAAACCGAAGCCTACAAAAGAAGAAATCCTCGCGATTGACGGCAGCGTGCCGGTTGAGATGGCCGCGAGGTATCTCGGACGACCGAAAGACTTTATCTATAACGGACTGCAGAAGCAGGCACTTCCGATCGGAACCGCGTATATTCGTGAGAAAGAGTGGTGCTATGACATAAGACCGCAGGCGCTCGTAGAATACAACGAGCATGGCGGAGCAATGCAGCACAAGGAGTTTGAACACTTCGTGCGCGCGATGATAGCCAACGCCGTTGAAATGGCGCTATTTGCAGAGGACTGAATAAAATATTTGGTCAGTGTAATTAACCCCTCTCTGCCACAAAAGGCGAATGGCAAGAAAATGAAATTAATGCAATAAGAAAGGAGATGAAAGCATGACAAGGTTTAAAAAGCGGATAAAAAGGGCTCGTCGAATCGAAACCGTTACGCTTACACAGCCGGCGTACTGCCGCGGAAATAGCAACTGCGGCAGAGACCGACGTGGATTGTGGCATTGTAACTGTCTTAACCAAAGTAAGCAAGAGCCCCAAAAACAGCAGCAACAATAGAGGCTAGTGTTGCTACAACGGAAACGACTACAGTAACGATGAAGCGAATCCGATCTGTTTTCTCTTTTGAGGCAGGTGTCTCGACCAGCTGATGAATCTCATCGACACCGGGAAGATAATACCGCTTATATGACAAGTCAATCACCCCCCTTCAAGAGAAAGTATATCACACAAAAAGAAATAAAACAACAAAAGGCGAGGTAAAGAGATGAATAAAATCGAAATAAGAGTCAATCCGAACACGGGTCTGACGAGCAGTGTGAAGTTGGGCGGCGTTGAGATAGGACAATCAGTACGCAGCGTTACATTTCATCACGAGGGCGGCAATTGGCCTACCTTGACACTGGAACTTGTATCTAACGATATCTTGCTTGACATTCCGAATGCTACGGAAGATGTAGGTGCGTCGAAGGGTATCAGCGTTTGGAAAGCCACTCCAGTATCGGAGCAACCGCATAATTAATTACCAAAGGAACGACGGAAATGATAAGCGCAAGCACAGAAATAACAATTGCCTTACGGCTTCTGGACTCCGCGTCGATTTTCGCAAGATACTCGTATCCCGCGTGCGTCAGTTTGGCATCTCCGGATAAATCAAAAAAGATGCTCCCGTCGGCAGTCCTAACGCTACGGAGATTGCTGGCTATGTACCCTTTGGATAAACAGGCGTCAAGTATTTCGCAATCCCACGGGGAGAGCTCTCGAAGCTCTTTACCTTCTAATATCCACATGAGTATCTTTCGCATACGACGCTCATACTGGCGAATGTTTTTGGGCACATCTTGATGCTTGAAATGGCTGTCTTTTATTGGTTTCACGATTTGCACCTGCTTTGATAGAAATTAAAAAAATTATATCACGCCAAAGAAAATAAAACAACGAGAAAGGAGTTCTTGCGATGTCTCAAACGGCAGAACTCGACCTGTCGGTGGTGCCTGACAGCGAGATGACGCATTTAGCCCGGTCAACGCTTCGCGCGGTAGAACGGTATTTTGAAATCCCGGGCGTCAGAGAAGAATATGAGCTGTGGCTCAAGAAAAGAAAGACGGCTTAAAGAAGAAAAAGAAAGGAAGAAAAGAAAATGATTAAAAGCTTAAAAGAAGCTCGCAATGCCCAGATCCACTATTTAAAAAGTGGCGATATCGACGAAGCGGCAGCGATGTCCGAATTGTTGAGCGTAATGCTCGCGCAGGAGATTTTAAATGCTTTCGGCGGAATCGGAACAACGGACATGTGTGTAATTGTGGCAGCCTGCAAACTGGCAATATCAGTTGTTGAGGATTCCGCCGAAAAAGCCGGGCTTACCGCTGAAGAAGTGCTTGGCGTGGCGGACAACCTTGCTACTTTGGCAAACCGGCACACCACAAGGCTGACTATTGTCAAGCCGATGCACAAGGGGGCTGGCAATGATGACTAAAGACTTGCTTATTATCGTCGCGGTCGTCGCGCTGGTGGCGATTATGGTTCTCGCGGCGTTGCCGGAGATAACAAGCGCGATGCCGGATGTTTACTATGTCGAGCCGACCGAGCCGGAAGTAGCGACGGAAGCAGAGCCGGAAACGGTTTTGCAGTCAACTGCAAGCGTCAGATACGCCCTGACCGCCGCCGAGCGCGATGAGGTTGAGCGGGTAGTCATGGCAGAGGCGGGAGCCGAGCCGTACATAGGTCAAATGGCCGTCGCGCAGTGCATCCTAAACGCCTGCGAGCAGGAAAACGCGCGCCCCGCCGAGATCGTCAAACGATACGGCTACACCGACAAGCGTCCCGAGCCGAGCTACAAAGTCAAGAGCGCGGTCTCCGATGTCTTTGACGACGGCGATGTAGCGACGGATGCCGAGATACTGTATTTCTACGCGCCGGAGCTGTGCCAAAGCATATGGCACGAGTCGCAGACCTATGTCTGCACCATCGGCGGACATAGATTCTTTGAGGAGGCAGGAAAATGATTGATAATAAAGACTTTATTGCGGCAATCCACAAGATATCAAAGCAGGCTGAATCTCTCGCCTGCCACAGCTGCGCAATTATCCGCGCCGCGAGGAAACGGCTTGAAGAGCCGGCCGCGTCGCCGTGGATAAGCGTCGATGACAGGCTCCCGGAAGATTGCCAGGTGGTATTAGTAATTGCAAACGGCAGACCACGAGAGCATGTGAGTTTAGTTAATTCCTACGAAATCGCAACATTTTTTATCGATGAAGGTTGGTATTTGGACGAATTTCCGGATTGGGAACAGCCGCAGGTGACATTCTGGATGCCTTTACCGGATTTACCAAGGGAAGCAGAACCGGGGCTTTATCACAAGTATCGCGTATATGACAACGAAAGCGGTGCGTCAATTGACGGATGCTTTGTGCTGCGTCCCGACAAAGATTTTGCGGCACGAGATGCGTTGCGCACATATGCAGCAGCGACAAGCAATGTGGTTCTTTCAAAAGACATAATAAAATTTCTTAAAAGTTTAAATCCGGAGGTATAACCATGGCATTAAAGTTTGCAATTCAGACGGTTTTTGAAATCGCCGTCGTCATACTTATCATCTACGGCTTTACCCGTGAGGACAAGCTAATCGCCTTTGAAGACAGAGTCAGAGCCAAAATCAGAGCAAAGAGGAGCGGGCGCGATGCAGGCACTCGAAAAGACAGCTGACGCGCCGGGGAGCGGGCAAAAATGGCGCAGGAAAAAGGTCTGTAAAAGCTGCCATTGGCTGCGGAAAATTGACTGTGCGGGCGACGGCTGGGACGGAAAGTGCTGTGCCTATACCTACATCACCGACCGATTCCGCGAGATCCCCGCGACAAACGATTGCTGCGCATATTATCTCAAAAAGAAAGGAGCAAAATATGATGAAAGAGAATCATATCTTAATGCACGCCGATGTGCTTGATGCAGTGCTTGCCGACTATAGCGGCCGATTCGTCAGCCGTCGGGATTATAACGACGGCAAGACTTACGGCTATGTAACAAACCTTAAAAATCAAAACATGGCTATCGAGTATACGCACTACAAAAATCAGCTTGGCGAGCGTCACGCGCTGTCCGACAACGAGCGTTTTGACTTTGACAACCAGATGATTAAAAAATACATACCTCAAATGGCGGAGCGGGTCGAAGAAATCGAGCGCGAAGAGGGCTCTGCGCTGCGCTTGCCTATATCCGTGCCGGTGTCGATATATTTTGACAGAAGCCGCCGTGGCATGGACGAAAACAGCCGCCCGAGTGAATTTTTGATAATCATTGAAGAAAAAGGAAAAAGCCGTAAGCACATCTGGAAAGCCGACGGACGTGAGGCTGTCGTGGCTTATCTTGACGAATATGCGAAAAATGTGTTGCCGAGGCTTGACAGATATGAAAAAGGACGCCCTGCGGTAACAGGACGCCCAAAGGATGTTGAAACAACACCAAACACCGTCAATAGTATAACACCGCCGCCGGAAAATGTCAACGGGGGCGCGATATGAAAATACGATCTTACAGATGCCCGAAATGCGGGCGTGAATATAACTTTGCCGACGGCAACAAAACAAGGCTCTGCCGCGTCTGCGGGTGCGAACTGGACAGCCTGACCGTCTACTCGACGGATGACGGCAGCACGGCCAGCGACCAAACGGCCGAGACCAAGCGAGAGAACCGCGAGGCCGAGGAGCAGGAAGCACTTTTTTTGTGGGCGGAGTACCAATCCGCCGCACAGCCGGAGCTGCGGCTTTTATATCATATTCCCAACGAGGGCAAGCGTAGTGTCTCATACGGTGCCGCGCTCCGGAGACAGGGAATGAAGAGGGGCGTGCCCGACCTCTGCCTGCCGGTCGCCCGGGGGAGATACCACGGCTTATATATCGAGATGAAAGCCGGCCGAAACAAGCCGACGGTCGACCAGCAATGGTGGCTTGAAGCGCTTGAACGACAGGGTTTCCGCGCTGTGTGGTGCTCCGGGTGGGAGCAGGCAAAGGAAGAAATATCGGAATATTTAATTTTAAAGGAGATAGAAAAATCATGATTACAAACATCGAGGTAACAAAGCTTTTGCAGCACCCGGACAACCCGAGGAAAAATATCGGCGACGTCACGGAGTTGGCGGAATCTATTAAGGCGCGCGGTATCCTGCAGAACCTGACGGTCGTTCCGGCCGAAAACGGCATGTATACCGTTATCATCGGACACAGACGACTTGCGGCCGCTAAGCAGGCGGGGTTGACAGAAGTTCCCTGCGCCGTGGTTGATATGGACTATAAAACGCAGCTGTCTACGATGCTGCTTGAAAATATGCAGCGATCTGATTTGACGGTCTACGAGCAGGCACAGGGTATGCAGATGATGTTTAACCTCGGCGTGCCGGTTGCCGAGATTGTCGAAAAGACCGGGTTTGCCGAAACAACCGTGCGCAAGCGCTTGAAGATAGCGACTTTGCCGACAGAGCAGATGCAGCAGGCGGTGGAGCGCGGCGGAAAGCTTGAGGACTATGTGCAGATAGCGGACATAAAAGACGAAAAAGAGCGCCGCGAACTGCTGAAAGTAATCGGAACACGCGATTTTGAGTTTAGCCTTTCTCGCGCGAAGAGGCGACAAATTGAAGCCGAGAAAACGCCGCTTGTCAAAGCCGAGCTAAAGTCAATCGGCGCGAAAGCCGTAAAAAACCAAATCTACAGCACCGCCTACGAGCGGGTCAAACAGTGTGCGATTACAGACTGGAAAGAGGGAACCTTTAAAAAGCCCAAAAACAAAGAAGAGCTTTTTTGGGAAATATCATATGGCACGGCGTACCTTATGCGCAAAAAGGCCAAAGTACCAAAGAAGAAAGAGAAAAAATCAGAATGCGAACAGAGCATAGACAGTGCCAACCGTGAGCTCAAGCGTTTGACGGAAACGGCGTATGAGTGCCGTGTAAACTTTATCAGAAGTTTTACCGCGGTTGAAAAATATAAAGAAACAATCATCAAGTGGCTTGTGATGTTTGCGGGTTGCGAGATAACGGACTATTGTACATATGACAGAGCATATATCAATTCCGAGATTGGAAGCGATGAAAAGTATTCTATAAATGCGCCGAAATGGCGGCAGTTTATCGCCGAGGACAAGCGTGCGCCGATAGTTGTCGCGTATGCGCTGGCAGGAGACGATAATCGCAACGGCTACTACAACAACGGGTGGTATGCGTCAAACAATTACAAACGGGCACCGCAGCACAAGGAAAACCAAAGCCTTGACAGGATTTATGAGTTCCTTTGTGATTTGGGCTATGAGATGTCTGAGACGGAGCTTCAGCTCCAGAGCGGCGAACATGAACTGCTGAAAGGAGAATGAGTATGGATTGCAGTAAAACGATAAATTTCCTTATGGCGCAAAAAAGACTTTGCAGCTCTCAAGGCTATTGTCAACAGCGTAATAAAAACGATAACTGCCCGCTGTACGCTTTTTGCAATCGTAGTCCCAACAACTATTCCGTCGCGAAAGTCAAAGAAGCGATTGAAGCCATGCAGAAATGGATCGACGAACACCCGGGAAAAACCTACGCGCAGGACTTTTTTAAAAAGTTTCCGGAAGCCAAGCCGGACGCATACGGTGTGCCGAGGATGTGCCGCGCAAATTGCTACGGCGGAAGCTGTCGTCAGCCCTCGCCGATTGATTCAAATCAAGAAAAGTGTAAATGCTGTTGGGACGAACCTATGGAGGTCATAGACGATGAATAAAAAGAAAGCCAGAATCATGATGTGTACGCATTTCAACTGCGACCACCGTCGTGGGAATTACTGCTGTTTCCAGTGTCAGAAAATCGGCACTTGTAAAAATCCTTGTTATAACAGCCCGCTGAAATGCGGACTGGCAAAGGAGGTTGAACATTATGAAGAATCTGACGCTTGAACAGCTGATCCGGGCGACCGAACTCTGCGGAGCGGGCGCCCCCGGATCTTGTCCGGAATGTCCCTGCTTTGACCCGAGCGGAGATTTTGAGTGCATTGAATACCTCATGTCGCAGGCTGCGGCTGCGCTTAAAGAGTATTTCTGCAACGGCGGAGGGGAGCTATGACAAAGTCAATTTTGCTGAGTATCAGACCACGATATTGCGAACTGATAGCAAGCGGAAAGAAAAAAGTCGAACTTCGAAAGAACGAACCAAAAATCAAGACACCGTTTAAGTGTTATATCTACTGCACCAAAGGTGGAAGTGATGCAAAGAAAGGGCAACTTTCCTTTTGCGGTAGAGTTATTGGGGAATTTGTGTGTAACGCTATTTTTCCAATTGCTTTTGAATATCTCGGTGCGCAAGAAATATCGGAAATAGAAGTTCCTCTTCTTTGCCTTACGGATAAACAAATTATAAGTTATCTTGGAAACGGCAAGGTAGGATTCGGCTGGAGTATATCTGACCTTGTTATTTACGATGATCCAAAAAGGCTTAGTGAGTTCGGGCTCAAACGACCGCCGCAAAGTTGGTGTTATGTGCCCCAAGGAGGAACAAAATGACGAAAGTTGAAATGCTTATTCTTACTGCTCTTTTGGCGAATTTAGCAGTAATGGTTATTAACCTGGCGCGCGACCTGCTGATATGGGTTAAAAAGAATCGTCGCGAACGCTCCATCAATAGGAAAAACGAGCAGCTTGAAAAAATTGAAGAATTAACGAACCAAATGTGCTTTGAACGCGAGACTAATAAAGAGCTTATCGAAAAGTGTCAAGAACTTCTTAAAAGCAAAAACGAGCTTGTCAGAAAATTAAGGGAGAGCACTACAAACAGCAAACTCAAATTGTGCCCGCAGTGCGGCGGAGAAGTCGCACTTTTGTATGATGCATGTGTCAACGGTTACTACATTGTCCCGAAAGAAAAAAATAACTGTGGTTATTGCAAGAGCTTCGGGACTGTGTGTGACGACAGGGAAGAGGTAATTAAACTTTGGAACAGTTTGGGCGACCTTTGGATTAAAACAGAAACAGGAGTTTAATATGAAAATCAAAAAAATCATAAGCCTGTGCAAGGCAAATAAGTGCATATCACTCTACGACATGACAACGCAGATGCTCGGCGACGGTCTCGCCGCCTACTATCTTAACGATTGCCCGGTGTTTTCAATCGATTCGCTTATGACCTCTTTCGATATCACACCGACGCAGGCGGACAAAATCGTGCAGCGGTACACCGCCGAGCCGCCGGAAGCGTTTTTGAAGATGGTCAAAGACGAATTTGACGGAGAAGAGCGCTGCGATCCTCTGCCGATATCTCTGCGGATAGGCTCTTACGACTATATACCATATAAGACTTCGGCCGGGATAGAGTTTGTCGAATCGAAATATCTTGAGCCGCTTGATGTGGACGAGTTTGAGCTGTACTACCGTCAGACCGTGGCTGGCGCGTTCTTTGCGGCGAAAGCCGGATTCTTTGTGATGGCGATTATCCCAATCAGCACAACGCGGGTGCTGACTGAAAATACCGTCGGATATCTCGACGAGCTTTCGTCGATGAGTTTGATAAAATACGAAAATTTGAAATGAGGATGTGAAAAGCGGTGCGAGTCAAGAAACGAATATTTTCTGGCGCGGTTTGCGAGCAGGAAGTCTACACGGTTTCTGACCGCACCGCCAACATTGCGAAGGCGCAGTACAAGCCGGTGCTCCGCACGGACGAGGAGCGCGAGCGCCACAATCTGATGATAGCAAGGCGGAAGCACGCGCGAGTGTTCAACGAGAACTTTTCGCCGACTTCCCTATATTCGACTCTTACATTTGACAATGACCACGAAGTGCACGACTGGGGCGAGGCGCGCCGGTTGCGTACATTATATAAACGCAGACTACAATACGCGTGCCCGGAAGCGAAAATCAACCTTTATATGGGACGCGGCAGAAACACAAAAAGAATACATTTCCACATGGTCTCCGACGGCGTGCCGGAAGAGATCATCAAAGCGCAGTGGATCTATGGCGATATCGTGCAGATAGAGCACCTGCGCCGACACAACTATTATAACGGTATAGACCACGGTTGTGATTACACCGGTCTTGCCAATTACTTATTTGACCATTGGACGCCCGAACAGGGCACTAAACATAGATATCTATCGACCCGCAACATGCGGCAGCCGGCCAGCGAGGACGCAAAGGTCGCGCTCCGGAGCTACAGCCCCGACAGCCCGCCAATCGCCCCGAAAGGCTATCGCCTTGTCGAGTGCATTCAAAACAGATTCGGATATATGTGTTTTAAATACATAAAGGAGCCCGAAGACGAGCCGCCGAATCGACCGAGAAAAAGAAAAAACTGCTGACGGATGTCAGCTTTTTAAAGCCTTGTAAATGTGTCAAGTTTCGCGACGAAGAGGAGGAAAACAAAATGAGCGATTATATTGATCGTGCTGCACTCGGGATAGGCTTGTGTAACCGAGATATTTTTGAGAACAAGGGTTATGCGGACGGCTGGAATGCCGCTGTTAAAATTTTAAAAGAAGCTCCTGCCGCTGATGTACAAGAGATTAAACATGGCGAATGGATTAAGATGTACAACAACCCTGACGATGGTAATTATTATTGTTCTGAATGTCATCACAGTATAGACATCGCGACTGGAAGAGAAACACCAATAGACCGTGAGTTTTTTATTGCCCGCACTGCGGCGCAATAATGGACGGAGGTAAAAACAATGCGTGATATTGAATTCCGTGGTAAACAAACAGACAACGGCGAGTGGGTGTACGGCGTACCTACAAAAGATGGTCGTGGCGAAATGGTTATGGTGGAAAACATATTCGAGTGTGAAGAATATAATTGCCGTGGTGCAAATTGCTTGTATGTTGATGAAAATACCGTAGGACAGTACACAGGTCTTAAAGATAAAAACGGCACAAAGATTTTTGAGGGCGATATAGTAAAGAGATTTTGGTTCGGCAAAATGTGCATTTATCAAATTGATTATGATAACGGTCTCGCAAGTTTTATCGGGCGAGCGGGCATGATATTTAAAGCATCATTTTACTATGATTCGGAAGAGTTTGAGGTTGTCGGCAATATTTATGATAACCCTGAGCTATTAGGAGGTAACGGATAATGCCGAGAGATAAGGATTTGCCAAAAAAATATGACATACCCCGCGAGCGATATCGGGAACTGAAATACTTTTGCCTGCAATATCCGCGAAAAAAGGAGCGGGCAAAAGATACATATGCTTTATCGGCGGCGGCTCCATCCGGGATGCCGTCCGCTTCGGGCTGCTCTGATCCGACGGCAAAAAGGGCAGAAAGCCGGGGGCGGGAAAAGAAAGATGTCGCGCTAATTGAGCGGTGCGTGAAGCTTGCCTGCGGCTCTGATGTCGGACTGATAACACCGTTGCTCAAGAACGTCACGCAGGGGACGCCGTATGAATATATGCCGGTGCCGAGCGGGCGCAGGCAGTTTTATAATCTCCGCCACAAATTCTTTTGCATCCTCGACCGCGAGCAAAAATAAAAGAGTGCACAAAGGGGACCAACTTGAGCCTATAATGGGTATTGTAGAGTACTCTGATAAGCAAAAAGCGCGGAATTCCGGATTTTTTGAATCACTGGAGGAAGTGTAACTTGGAGTACTTGGACAAGATATTTCTCGGCGACGGAATCGCCGGGATGAAAATCTACCCTGACGACAGCATTGACATGATTCTTTGCGATTTGCCATATGGCATGACAGACTGCGCGTGGGATAACGCGTTGGACTTTGGCCTTTTGTGGTCGCAGTATTGGCGGATTCTGAAAGACAACGGCGCCGTGGTGCTTACGGCCGCACAGCCGTTTACAACCGACGTCATTAACAGCTGCCGCCGATTTTTCCGCTATTGCTGGTACTGGCAGAAAAACATGCCGACCGGATTTACCTTTGCAAAATATCAGCCGATGCGCTGCATCGAGGATGTTTGTGTTTTTTACAAAAAAGCGCCGACATACAACCCGCAAGGCATCAAGCATCTCGAAAAGCCGATAGTTACAAAAGGCAAACGCGAAACGGACGGCATTTACAAAGACAGCACCCTCGGCAAAGATTCGCTGCGATATGTGACCGGATATCCTCGGAATCTGCTACAAATCAACTGCGAGCGGGGCTTGCACCCGACGCAAAAGCCGGTCGCGCTGTTTGAATATCTCATCCGCACATACACTAACGCAGGCGACACTGTGCTTGACAATTGCATGGGGAGCGGGACAACCGCTATCGCCTGCATCAACACCGGACGGCATTACACCGGGTTTGAGAAAGATGAGCGATATTATCGCGTCGCTCAAAACCGGATCGCCGAACGGCTGAAACAGAGTTCTACATAATTCTTTTCTCCTTTCTTCCCGCCTCGCCCTGCGGCGGGTTTAATAGCAGGGCTTTTTATGCGGAGCTTTCAGGCGATATGCGCATAAGTGCATTAAAGGTTCGAGTCCTTTGTTCCGCTCCAAAACCCATTTATAAGTCGCTGCCGCCAAGAGGGCGAGGAAGCGCGAGAAGTTAAGTATCGGGCGTTCCGGGACGAATCGGGCGCACAAGTTTGCGGACGGTAAAACGATGGCTGATGACAAGACGCAGCTCGGGCGGCACATATGGCAGCATACGGTTATCTCCGGGGCTCCCATCCCCCGGAGGCGCGGTTTGACTCCGCGCGCCGCCAACACCTTCATTTGACGCACCTCTCTGTGAGCCGAGAGGTGCGCTTTTACAGTCCGTTTTGTTGGACAGTGAAAACTTGAAAGAACTTTGATTTTGTGATATACTCGAAAAAAAGACGAGGGAGAATCACGAAATGAATGTTTTTAAGGTCGGAGAGGAAACACACATCCTTGACGGATATAACGAAGATTGTACTGTGCTTGAGGTCGATGAAGCGGGACTTAATATTTTTTATTACTACAGCTCGCCGACCGAAGAAGAAATGCAGGCTTTTGAGCCCGGCGTTCCCGGTGAAATTCGCTTGGCAAGAATAGACGATATACTTTTCCTGTTCTGCAAGCTCGGAACGCTTGCCTGGGCGGAAATGCCGTATGCTATTCAACTTAGCAAGCTGACAAATCTTCCAAAGCCGGAAGAGGGCGAGGGTTACAACCTTACGATCATGCTTATTGATCGGGATACTTCAGTTATCAAAAAGATTCGAACGGTCGGTCTCAGCACGAAATTTTCGGAAGCGTTTCGGACGGAAGCGTCAAAAGACATGGCAGATGTTCTTTTTGCGCCGACGTACCGCATGCATGTGCGCGAGATTCAAGCTGCATATCCGACGTGGCTGCTTGTTGCCAAGAGCAGAGTAGGATATGAGTTTGGCGACAAAGAAAAATAACATGAGCAGCCTTTTAGGCTGCTTTTTTCATGGTGAAAAAATGGAGCACAAAGTATTTACTCAGCCGAAAAAGCGGCAGAGTTTTAACATTATGCGCGAAAACGCGATAATAGAAGACCTGACTCCAAAGCTTCCGGAAGACGAAAGCTTTGTGTATATTACATCCGGCGGGTTCAGCTCGATTGCCTTTATCGTTTGGATTACCGGTCAGACGCGCATAAGGAGTCTGTTTGCGTCAACGCTGCGCGTCGGTGTTCGGCAGGCGCAAATGCTTGACGGTCTGCGCAATGATGGCAGATTGGACAAGGTTGATTTGCTCGTCGGCGGTGCGATGAAAGATAACTGCGAGCATAATCGCGGGTATGGATATCTCGAGCAGATAACAGACATATTCAACGCAAACGGTTGGACCGTGAATATGTATAACAACCATTCCAAGGTGATGCTTTTCGATACCGATGCCGGAAAGTTTGTTATCGAATCTTCCTCAAATCTTAACGAAAATCCAAAAGTTGAGCAGTTCCGCTTGGAGAAATCAGCGGAACTGTTCGAATTTTACAGCTCGTTTTTTCGAGAAATAAGAGATGAATACAAAAAAATTATTTAATTTATAACAGCATTATAAAACTCTCACGCGCGCGACAAATTAAAAGCCTTTGTGACTTTTATAAAACAGAGGGGGTGGCAAAGTCGAATGACAGAGCGGATGATTGCTTTTTGTGATGAGTTTGTTAAAAGAAAAAGAGCATACGGGGCAGCACGCGAGTCGGCTATTGCTGCCGGTTATTCCGAAAGGTCGGCGGCGACGATGGCGACATATATTTTAAAACGCCAAGATGCGCAGGAATATATGGCACGGCGAGAGGAAGAAATCGCGGAGAGTATCCGGCGTCGCTTTTTGTATGATGCCGCCGATGCCCAGGAAGCAATGGCGGGAATTTTGAAGAAAAAGTATGCCGATGACCGTGATATTATCGCGGCCGCAAAGGATATTCTCGACCGAGCGGGTTTTACAGCGGTTGAAAAGAAAGAAGTCTCCGTCAACGCGCCGCAGATTATCGACGATATAGGAGGCGGCTAATATGGCCGTCAGGCTTACTGACATAATCGCGCCGTCGTTTTATGAAGTGCATCGCGATGTGTGTGCCGGGCAGCATACGCACTATGTGCTTAAAGGCGGGCGCGGAAGCACGAAGAGCAGCTATATATCGCTTGAAATTGTCTGCGGCATCATTAAAAACCCTGACGCGCACGCGATCGTGTTCCGCAAAATTGCAGACACGCTGCGGGACAGCGTTTTTGCACAAATGCTGTGGGCTATTGATAAACTGGGCGTGTCGCAGTATTTTAAAGCGACGGTCAGTCCGATGAAAATCACATATCTGCCGAGCGGGCAAACGATTATGTTTCGAGGTCTTGACGATCCGATGAAAGTCAAGTCCATAAAAATTCCGTTCGGCTATTTTCGTTATATCTGGTTCGAGGAATGGAATCAGTTTTCCGGGATGCGGGAAACCGATAATGTGCTGCAGTCGGTCATGCGCGGCGGCAGTAAATTCGATGTTTTTTATTCGTACAATCCCCCTGAGTCGCTGCGGGCGTGGGTGAATGATGAGGTGCGCGTAGAGCGCGCCGACCGCCTGGTACATCACAGCACATATTTGACTGTGCCGCAGGACTGGATAGGCGCGCCGCTGCTGTTGGAGGCGGAGCACCTGAAACAGCACTCGCCGGAACGATATAGGCACGAGTTCCTCGGGGAAGTCACCGGCACGGGCGGCGAGGTATTCCGGAACATCAGTATCCGACCCATCAGCAATGAAGAGATTGCGCGGTTTGACCGTATCAGGCGCGGCATAGACTGGGGCTATGCGGTTGACCCGTTTGTTTTTATATCGTGCAACTATGACAAGCCGCGCAGGCGGCTGTACATATACGACGAGATATACGCGGCGGGCATGAGCAACAGGCTTGCCGCCGACCGTATAAAATCTCGTGGAGTTGCCGGCGAAATTATCGCAGACTCCGCCGAACCGAAATCTATAGCGGATATGTATGAATACGGCCTGAGAGTCAGAGGCGCACGCAAGGGTCCGGACAGCGTGAAGCACGGCATAGAATGGCTGCGCGACCTTGACGAAATAATAATAGATCCCGCCCGCTGTCCAAACGCGGCGCGGGAATTTTCATCGTATGAGCTCGAGCGGGACAAGGATGGCAACTATAAAGCGAACTATCCCGATAGGGACAACCACACGATTGACGCCACGCGCTACGCCACTGAGAACGACCAGCAGAATGTGAGGGTAACTTAATGATTAACAATATGGACTTGATAAGAGAAAAGCTCGCGTATCACCATACGGCTACGGACGATGAGATTATCAAAACCGTGCTTAAAAATGCGCGGGAAGACCCGGATTATCTGGCGGCATGCGAGGGACTCCGGTATTATCGCGGTATGCAGGACATTCTGCAGAAAGATTTTCGCGAGACGGTCGTCTACGAAGAAGACGAAAACAGCCCGGCGGGCATAAAGCGCGGCGGCGTTAAGATAATCAACGAAAACAATTCGAATCACCACAATGTGCATAATTTCCATGCGCTGATGGTCGACCAGAAGGTCGCGTACATCCTCGGCAAGCCGCTTTCCGTCTCTGTCGAGGGCGCAAATGACGGAGCGGGCGGTGCAGATGAAAGTCTGAAAGCTTTTGAGAACGCTGTCACCGCAGTGACCTCCGACGAGGCTTTTGTGGACATGCTCCCTGACCTCGCGACAAATGCGTCAAATTGTATCGTCGGATGGCTGCATGTCTATTACTCGGCAGCCGGCAAGCTTTGTTTTGTTGTTATCCCGACGACGGAATGTATTGCCTGCCGCGATATGAGCTATCAGCAGGTGATTACCGACTTTTTCCGCCATTATAAAATAACCGTCGTGCAAAACGGCACAGAGACGGAGCGGGAGCGGGTAGAGTGGTGGACTGCGACAGGGGTAAAGCGCTATGTCGAAAACGATGCCGGAGAGTTCGTGCTCGAAAGCAACAGCCCGCATTGGTATAACGAGCAGATAATCAACGACGAGCGCGTTTCGGTTGAGGCGAAGTCGTGGGGAAGAATTCCGTTTGTGCCGCTTTATAACAACTCTGCGCATCAGACCGACCTTTCGCGCATCAAAGGGCTACTTGATGCATATAACCTGATATCTTCTGCGTCGACGAATAATCAGATAGATCTCGTCGAGCTCTACTGGATGATACAGGGATACGGCGGAGAGACTGCAAAAGCGATACAGCAGAAGCTGCAGATAAACAAGGCAGTGTCAATAAGCGATCCGTCCGGCAAGATAAGCGCGGAGCAGGTCACACTGAATGTCACCGAGCGCCTCGCCTGGCTCGATATGCTGCGCCGGGACATATACCATATAGGGCGCGGTATTGATATGAACGATGAAAAGCTCGGCAGCGCGCCGTCAGGCGTCAGTCTGAAATTCCGCTACACCCTGCTTGACCTCAAGGCTGACCCGCTTGTCTCGAAGTTAAAGGTCATGCTGAAAGAGCTGTCATGGTTTATTACGCAGGATATCAACCTGAAGAACGGTACCGACTATGACTATACGCTTATCAAATACGATGTCCACAAGTCGATGATAGTCAATGACGCGGAGACGGTGGATATAATCCAGAAGTCGCAGGGGCTTGTGCCCGATAAGATGCTTTTAGCAAAGCACCCGTTTGTTGATGATGTCGCGCAGGCGTATGAAGAGCTGCAGAAGCAGCGCGAGGAAAACGCAAAGATGTTTATCGGCGACGATGACGACAAGGACGATTCCGAAAAGGATGATGAATAATGCGCTCTGATCTCTATTGGGAGGAGCGGGCACTGCAGCGCGAGGAATATGCCCGACGTGCCTCGACGCGGGCTATAAAGACAAAAACGGTCAAGTTATACGCCAAGGCGCAGAAGGACCTCGACGCCCGTATAAATCGGATATTTTCGCGTTATGCGGCAAATGGTGAATTGACGCCGGAAGAAGCTCGTCGGATGTTGAATACCAAAGAAGCGGAAGCGGAATTGGAAGCACTGCGCAAAGAGCTTAATAACATAAAAGACCCGGTCATAAAAAGAAAAGCACTTGCCCGTCTCAATGCGCCGGCATACGCCGCGAGAATAAACCGCCTTGAGGCTTTGAAAGCCAATATCGAGACGGAAACGGCATTGCTTGCCGACCGGGAGAAGCGGGAACTCAAGCGGCTGCTTGAAGACGTGAGCGGGGATACATACTATCGCAGTATATATGACACGCAGATCGGTACGGGATTAGGCTTTGAGTTCTCAGTCCTGCCGAAAGGCGCCGTAAACACCATAGTAAATGACCGATGGAAAGGCGCGAACTTTTCCGACCGTATCTGGCAGAACACATCCGCGCTTGCCAACAGCGCATACGGTATTGTGGCGCGTGGGATTATGACGGGAGCGGGTCCGCAGGTAATGGCGCGCCAGCTCGCTGACGCGATGCAGTCCGGAATGTACAGCTCGATGCGGCTGATACGCACCGAGACGAACCGTGTGCACAACGCCGCTGAAAAAGCGGCATACGAAGAGGAAGGCATAACGGAATACAGATTCCTCGCCACCCTTGACGGGCGCACCTGCGATGTCTGCGGCGCGTTGGACGGCAAGACTTTTCCGGTCTCCGAAGCGAAGGAGGGCATAAACTATCCGCCGCTCCATCCGAATGACCGCTGTACCACAATGGCGGTTATAGAGGGACAAAACCGAGCCGAACTCAAACGCAGGGCATTGGATCTCGAGACCGGGAAAACCGTGCTTATTCCGGCGGAAACGACATATGAAGAGTGGCTTGCGGATAATATAAATCCTCTTACCGGGAAGCTTAAATATTACCCGCCCAAGACTTTGACGCAGGTGTCCTCCTACAACAGAGACCAGTTCGAGCGATATTCGGCAGTCTTGAAAGAAAATGTGCCGGATTCTCTTGATGAATTCTTAAAAATAAAGTATAATGATCCTGAAAAGTGGAAGACGCTTAAAAGGCAATACCGCTTTGTGAATCAATACAAGATAGATTCAGGCAATTTCTCTACTGATGAAATCTTGCGGTTTGATAAAAAGGTTATTTATGAGAAGCGACTGAAATTTACAAGCGGATTTAAAAGAAGCGGAAACATTGCCGGTGCATATATCGATGATGATTTTGACAATATGTATTATGCGCATAGCGCTATATCCAAAGTGGAAGATAGCAGAGGATATAAAGGAACCGGAAAATTAGTTTTACTTAAAGAAGCTCGCCGCTTTAAATATATAGATGTTCCCAAAATGGACGGAACAATAAGAAAAGAAACCTACAATGATACTGAAGCAAAGCTCTTCGAGTTCTTCGCCGATTTGTATGAAGCGAGCCCTTTTAAAAAGATATGTATGCTTTCCGAACGCGGAATGTGCGATAGCTGTAAAGGGGTAATGCAGCAATTTAAAGAACTATACCCGGATGTTGAGGTAAATGTTATCTCAAACAAAAAGGTTGAAGGAAATGTTTGGAAAGAAAGGATGAGAAAAAGATGAAGTATGACCTTGATTATCAGTGGGCAAAAAATTTTCTTGAAAGCCGTTTAAGCACGGGTATACAGCCGAAAACGGGGGATTTGCTCGAAAACTCATATCTTACAGAATTCGATCAGGATATCCTCGAAGAAGCTGAGCGCCTTAACGCGGTACTTCCGCTGATAAAGTGGGAAGTGGACAACAACGATCTCAGCGAAGCCATGAGTGATGAGCTCTATCTCTACTATGAGGATTTGCTCAAAGGTCGCCTCGACGGAATACTGGACGAGGAAGAAGCCCCAATTATCATAAAAGACCTCACCGAGAGCTATATAAAAGCTTTTGGAAAAGATACTCTTGACGAAGAGGATCAATAATAAATAACAAGCCGCCAAGCGAAAGCGAGGCGGTTTTGTCATATCACAACATAATAATTACAGCGTTTTGCAGTCAAATGCAAAGCGCTGTTTTTATATCCAAATTTATCCGCCACCCGGAGCAAAATGGTGTCGCGCAATATTGGGACTGGCCAAGTAAAAAGGGAGCGCGGGAAAGGACAGACATGGACTGGCTTAAAGACATTTTAGGCGACGCACACACCGAGGACATCGACAAGAAGATAGCGAGCTATATCGGCAAGAACTTTGTTTCAAAAGCAGATTTTCGCGCCGAGTCCGACAAGGTCAAGAACCTTGAGGGTCAGATAGCAGAGCGGGACGGTCAGCTTGAAGAGCTCAAAAAGGTTGATACCGCCGGACTGCAGGCTACGATTACACAGCTGCAGAACGAGAACAAGCAGGCTAAGGCTAAGTATGATAGCGATATCGCCGCTATGAAGCTTGACTCCGCTATCGATGCCGCTATTACAGCCGCCAAGGGCAAGAACGCAAGAGCGATAAAAGCTTTGATAACGCCCGGCAGCGTGAAGCTCGACAAAGACGGCAAGCTCGAGGGCTTTGACGATCAGCTCAAAGCAATCAGAGAAAGCGACGCCTATCTCTTTGACAAAGTCGAAACCAGACAGAGGGGCGGAGACCCCGACCACGGCGGCGGAGACCCCGAACCGGGCGAAGCCCCCGAAAACTATGCCGATTATGTAAATTGGCGCAAAAATCAGTAAAAACGGAGGATTTAACAAATGTCAAACAAATTCCTGACTCCTCAGATAGTCGCGAACGAGGCTCTTATGGTGCTCGAGAACAATCTCGTTGCTGCCGACCTTGTCCACAAGGACTATTCCAAGGAGTTCGCACACGTCGGTGATACTATCACCATCCGCAAGCCCGCGAAGTTTTCCGCGAAGAACTTCGTCGGCGAGACCGTAGACCAGAATGTGAACGAGGGCAGCGTCAAGGTGACCCTTGACCATTTCCGCGATGTCACCGTTCCGGTCACTTCCAAGGAAATGACCCTCGACATCAAGTCATTTTCTGAGCAGATCATATCTCCTGCGGTGCAGGCCATATCCCAGGCCATCGACAGCGATATTATCGCCGAAGGCATCGCAAACGCCGGCAACACCGTGAGCGGCACCGCGAACGCGGCCGACCTCAAGGACATTGCCAACATTGCCAAGGCATTTGACCTCAAGGGCGTACCGATACAGCAGCGCAGACTTCTCGTCAATCCGACGCACAAGTATCGCTATCTGACCACGGAAAACCTCTCAAAGGTCGCATATGCAGGCAATTCCGACGCCCTGCGCTCAGCAGAGCTCGGCTCTATCTATGGTCTTGACACCTATATGTCGCAGAATGCCCCCGATACCCTCGCGGCAACTGCGGGCACTGCGACCGCTGCAAAAGTCTCCTGCACCGCCGGCGCGACCAAGGTCGCACTCTCGGATGTCACTGCGGCGACCGGCACCTTTAAAAAGGGCGACGGCTTTATCCTCGACGGCTATCTTTACAGATTTGCCGCCGATGCAACTGCCGCAAGCAGCGCGGTCGCTGAGGTCGCGATAGACCAGCCTATCCATCGCACCATTGCTTCGGATGCGGCGGTTACGGTATATCTCGTCAAAACGACCCATTCCCTCGCATTCCACCGCAACGGCCTTGCACTCGTTACCCGTCAGCTTGAGCTGCCTATGGGCGCGAATAATGCGGCTATTGCGTCGAGCAGGAACGGTCTTGCTATCAGGGTTGTATATGACTACGACATCAAGCACAAGACCGACCGCGTCAGCTTCGATATCCTGTACGGCGTCAAGACCCTTGACAGCGACATGACTGCAAGGCTGGTGGGCTGATATGACGGAGCAGAACAAGGCCGACCTCATAGCCCGGATGCGCGTGATGTTGGGTAAGGAAATGTCGCTGCCGGCTGCCCGGTATCTGCTGGATAGCGTCGAGTCCAAGGTATTGCGATATACCAAGCGGCATGAGCTTGTCTCCGGTCTTGATCTGCTTGTGGCGGAGATAGCCGCGCAGCGTTACCGCACGCAGCAGCCGGGCTCTACCGATGCGGCGCAGACCGTCGCGAGCATAACGGACGGCGACCAGAGCGTGAGCTTTAAGCACAGCGACTCAGACCTCGCCACGGCGGCGGAGCTGAGCGACAGCGAAAAGGCGATGCTCAATGAGTGGAGGAGGCTTTTCTGGTGAAGATCCCCGACGCCTTCAGACGCGCACAGCGCGCCGTATTTCAAGACAAAGCAGTCGAGCATTATAAAGCCGTCAAACAGACAGGAACGCTCGGCAGTGAAACAGTGAAGCCCGCAGAAACGCCTGCGGGCTCTTTTACTGTCAACTTCCGACTCGTTACCGACGCTATGCAGGCGCAGGAGTGGGGGCTGCAGTGCAACAAAGACGCCACCTTTTCAACATCCGATACGCTCGCTGTCGAGAAGGGCGACTATGTGAAATACGGTGGCGCTTATTACCGAATCACCGAGATCCAGCCGCACGACAGCCACACGCTGTATCTTTGCAAGGCGGTGAGCCGATGAGCATTGAAGTTAAGGGTCTCGGCGAGCTGGCGAAAAAGCTCGCAAAGCTCGGCGGCACTGATACTGCTATTTCAAACGGCACGCGCGAGGCGGCGCGAATAGTCAACAACAGCGCAAAAGAGTTGTGTCCAGTAGATAACGGCAACTTGCGCGCGTCGCTGCATACCGACTACAAGCGCGAGGGTAGCAAGCATATCGGCAGCGTATTGACCAATGTTGAATACGCCGCCTATGTGGAATTCGGTACGGGTCCTAAAGGTAACGGCACATATACTTATGAGCTCCCGGGCGGAATCCATTACAAGGCGGACAAGTGGCGCGGCAAAATCCCTGGTGTCGGCTGGCGAATGATAAGCGGACAAAAGGCGCAGCCGTATCTCTATCCTGCGCTTATAAACAATCGCGAAGCAATACTCGAGTGCTATAAGCGCGCGATACAACAGGAAATAAGTCGTAAAGGCGGTCAGAAAAATGGTTGATATCGAACAGGTGACTTATGATGTGCTTTCACTCGCTGTACCGGGCGTGAAATGGTCTGCGGAATATCCGCAGAGTTTTGAACGGCACGGTTTGATAAAGCAGATGGATAACTCCGTTAAAATGCCATCCTCTTCGCGTCCGGACCATTTTTCCCGGATCGCCGTGCAGATCCAGGTGTGGATGGCGACGCCGGAGGGCAGAAACGAGGTCGAGAGACAAGTTGACGATGCAATGCTCCGCCTCGGTCTGCTTCGCGGCAGTCCTAACCACCTTGAGGACGAACAGCAGGACGGTACGGTGTTATACCGCACCGTCCTGCTTTATAACGGAGTCTACGACAACAACACGAAGCGGTTTTACCGCAGTTAATAAGGAGGTAAGTACAAATGGAAGATTATCAGACTTCTATAGGCGTGATTCTGAAAATGGGCGCGAGCGCAGAAGCGGCAGCTGAAGTTCCCGGTCTGCTTGATTTTCCCGATATGCTCGGCGAATCGGACAAAATCGACGTGACCACGATGAAGGACACGCAGAGAAAGTATAAGCCCGGGCTTTCCGACCCCGGGGATATGGCGTTTACTTTCGGCTATGAGGGTATGAAGACCGGCACGAACTGGGCGACCCTCAAGGGAGCTAAGGATGCAGACAAGACCTTTATTCTGCTGTTCCCGGACGGTTCCGGTTTCACATGGACAGGCAGAGTGTCACTTTCGATGCCTGGAAAGGGCGTCGCAGAGGCGCTGACCTTTACTGCAAAAATCACTCCATCGTCGGATATAGAGGAATATACCTCGTCCGGCGGCTAAAGAACACATCGGCGGGGGAAACTCCGCCGAAAATTTAAAATAAGGAGACAACAACTATGCTTACTGCGTGTAATGCACCTTTTTATAGATTGACCGCCGGCGAAAAGGAGTACAAGCTCAAGCTCACGACGGCGACAAAAATCGAAGTGGAAGACCGTATAGGCTACAGCCTGCTTGAAGCTCTTAACAAGCTGGCATACACCAAGGTCTTTGCAGTGACCCTCTGGGGCGCGCTGCAGAAATACCAGGCGAATATGACGCTCCCCAAGACATATGAGCTCATCGATGCGCTTGAAGCCGAGGGCTTTACCCTCGAGGACAGAGCGGACACATTCCTCGGCATTATGAAGGTGTCCGGTTTTTTTACACCGGAACAGATAGCGGACATGGAGCGGGAGGACGAGGAGCAGGAGATAGAGTAATCTTCTCCTCGGCGACCGAGTGGGTCGCGGATCTCAAACCTCGCGCTTTTGCGGTCGGGATAACCCCGGACGAATTCTGGAGCATGTCGGCCGGAGAGGTTGAGGACCTTATATCCGCAAGACAAAAGGCAGAAAATGAGCGGCGTAAATGGCAGTTACAGCTGATATGGAATCTCGGGCAGCTTGATTCTTTCGCGTTTAACGACCCGAAAAAATATCCTACGCTTGAAAAGGCGTTCCCGTCAGCTTTCGGCATGCAGCAAACCGGGTGGATGGTAATCAAAGCTCGGATGTCCGCTTATGCCAAATCAAAAAACGCCGCAAGGCACAGGGCAGGTGAGAAAAATGACGATTGAAGAACTGCAAGTGCTGATTACAGCAAACACAAAGGACTTTAACGCCAAGATCGATAAGGCGAACAAGAGGCTGGGATCGCTCGAACAGCAGGCAACGCGCACGGGAGCGGGTGTCGGAAAGCTTTTTACAGGCTTAAAAACGGCCGCTGCCGTTGCGGCTATACAAAAAGTAGTGAGCGAAGTCAAGAAGCTGACGGACGCATACGCGGAAAACGAAGCCGCGCAGATGGGCTTGTCGAGCATATTGACCGCGCAGGGAAAAGACCTGAACGCCGCAAAAGCATGGCTTAAATCGTATACTAAAGACGGTCTTATACCGATGATGGACGCTTACACCGCGTATAAGCGCCTCGCGGCGGCAGGATATTCCGATGAGCAGACACAGTCCATATTGACCAACTTAAAAGACTCGGCGGCGTTTAACCGCCAGGGCAGTATGACGATGGGCGAAGCTATAAAGAGCGCAGCCGAAGGTATCAAAAACGAAAACAGCATTCTTGTCGACAATGCCGGTGTTACAAAAAACCTGTCCGTTATATGGGATGAATATGCGGCATCGATAGGCAAGACTGCAGCAACGCTGACCGATGCAGAAAAGCGTATAGCTACGACACAGGGCATCATGCGGGAGACGGCATTCCAGACCGGAGATGCTGCGAAATATGCGAATACCCTCGCAGGAGCGCAGGCTGCTCTGAAAGCGCAGACAAAGATGTTGTCGAGCGCGCTCGGGTCAATGTTTGCGCCGGCTTTGCAGCAGTGTATCCCGCATGTTACGGCGTTGCTTGAAAGATTGACCGCGCTCGCCGAAAAAGCCGGGCAAGTCATGGCTATATTGTTTGGCACGTCAAGTGCAACGAGCCGGACATCGTCAAATACCTCCAAGCTCGCCAACAGTACACAGCAAGTATCCACAAGCCTCGGCAGTGCGGCAAAAAAGGCGAAGGATTATAAAAACGCTTTGCTCGGCATCGATGAAATCAATCGTCTCGGAACGCCGGACACCGGATCTGATAGCGGCAACGGCGGCGGAAGCAGCACAACGGTATCGAGCGGAGGAAACAATTTTAAGAGCCCATTTTCCAACGCTGACAGCGTTATTGACCCGAAGCTTGCAGAGCGCGCAGAGGAGCTGAAGCAAAAATTCAAGAAGGTCAGAGAAGAGCTTGAAAAATGGGAACCGGCGTTTATCGGAGCCGGTACTGCAATAGGTTCGTTCCTACTTATTTTTGAAGGTGCCAAGCTTTTCAAAAAGATAAAAGACCTCGGGGGAATTGTTTCCGCTTTTAAGTCTTTAAAGTTTGTAAGCAAGCTGTCTGCAATAGGCGCGAGCATCAAAGGCGTTTTTACTGCATTAGGTACTGCGCTTGGCGCAAGTGCCGGAGCTGCGACTGCCGTAGGTGTTGCTGTGGTTGCTGCGGTAGCCGTGGCAATTGCGGCGGTGGTTTTACTGATAGTCTATTGGGACGAAGTGAAAGCAGCTGCTAAAAAGGCGTATGACTGGATAAAAGAAAAATGGTCGTCTTTGGGTGAATGGTTTAAAAGTAATGTTTCCGAACCGATAAAAGAAACGTTTTCAAAAACATGGGATAAAATCAAAGACGTCTTTTCTCCCGCTACTGAATGGTTTGGAACTTTGTTCGGTAGCGTAAAACAGACATTCGACGATGTTTTCTACGATATCGGCGTTATAGCAAAGGGCTGTTGGGAAATTGTAAAAGCGGCTTGGGACATAGCGGGATCATGGTTTAAAGAAACCGTAATTGACCCGGTTTCCAACTTCTTCGGCGGAATGTGGGAGAGCTTGAAATCAAAGGCGAAGGATGCCTGGGAGGGTGTTAAAACGGCTTTTTCCCCTGTTGTAAATTGGTTTAAGGATAAATTTACACAAGCGTGGACAGCAGTTAAAAATGTTTTCAGTATAGGCGGAAAAATTTTTGACGGCATCAAAGAGGGCATAACTGCAGCATTTAAAACTGTTGTTAATGCAATAATCGGGGGTATAAACAAGGTTGTTGCAATACCGTTTAATGCCATAAACAAGTCGATCGATAAGCTGAGAAATGCAAATATACTCGGCTTGTCGCCATTTGCAGATTTGCGCGATATATCGATACCTCAAATTCCAAAGCTTGCAACTGGTGCAGTGATTCCGCCGAACAGAGAGTTTATTGCGATGCTCGGCGACCAGAAAAACGGCACGAATATCGAAACGCCGGAGAGTTTGCTGCGAAAGGTCGTCAAAGAAGAAAGCCGCGGCAGTGATGGCGGCGACTGGCATATACAGGTCGTACTTCCTGACGGTACGATAAAAGGAGAAGCTATAGTAACCGCTGTTCAGAGATATAATCAAAAGAGCGGAAGGACAGTTATTCCATGCGACATATAAAAAGCAGCCCCTCTGAAAGGGGCTGCTTTCAATATGAAACAAAGGAACCGTAGAGAACTTTATCTTCAATTTCCGCATATGTAAGACTTGTTCCCTGTGAAGCGTAGGACATTTGAATTACAAAATCGCTGCGCAACAGTGCACCATAGGAGTTTTGTGAGTCAACCCATGCGCTGACCGTAACGGTGTCTTTATAGCGCGATACAATCCATGCGCTTGTATCCGTGAGGTTGGGGAACGACGCGGCTGATGGAGTCTTGAGGTATTGCTTAACATGTTGTTCTGCCATGCCCTTGTAATAATTTGACTCGTAGGAACTGAGATAGTAATCTTCAATGTTTGCGAGGGCTCCGCCTTTTTTGGAGTTGAACAGCTCGACTCCGCCGCTCGAAATGTAACTCGTCTTTCCATTGGAAACGACAAGCGTTCCGGATATCTTATCGTTCGAAAACTTAAAGCTTTTATCTGTCGAGTTTGATGATAATGATTCAAAGTAAATCGGAGTGGAAATTCCCACTTTTTTAAAGTCGTTTATAACTTTTTGAGCCTGTTCATCCGAGAGGTCAGCATAGAGCTTAAGTGCTTGGACTGAGACGTCGCCAATATTTTGCGACGCAGCGGCTTCTGTCATCGGCGGCTCGCTCGTCTTGTTTTTGTCCTTGCTTTTATCTTTGCTTGCTTTCTTTTCTTCTTTAAGTTGTGATTCGGCGGCAAGCTTTGAATCATATTCAGATCTCTCTTCGGGGGTCATGTTGTTGTAGTTGGTTTGCGCCCCACAAAAAATAAACACATTAGATGCAACAAAGCAAATCAAAGCTGCAACGACAAAATTCTTGCGGGGTTTCTTCTTGAAAATCCGCACAACTGCAATTACTAAAAAGGCGATTACGCCTATCGCAGACAAAAGACCAAGTCCAAAAAGAACATTATCCATATTATTTTTCTCCTTTTTCTTTTTAATTTATCATATTTCATTTTTTATGTCAAGAAAGAAGGTGGAACAGCAGTGGCAACCGCTTTTAATCCCGGCGACAATCCGATAGCTACCGTGGATGGCGTAACTATGCCGGTATATCCTGACTCGGAGGACGGATATAAATGGGAACTCGAGGACGCTTCGGCCAGCGACGCGGGGCGTACCGAAGATGTCGTCATGCACAAAAAGCGCATAGGACAGACCGACGCGGTAACGCTTAAATTTTCCGGGTTGTCCATAGCGAACGCGAGCAAGATTCTGAAAATGTTCAATCCGGAGTATATAACGGTCAAATACTTAAATATGCTCGAAGGCGGATATGTGACAAAAGAGTTTTATGTCGGCAACAGAAGTGCGCCGCTATACAACAGCAGTCTGAATGTTGTTGACAATGTGACCTTTAAAATCGTGGCGCGAAAGGGGTGATGTTATGTATCCAATAACTTCTGCCGGGCTTGCGGCTCTGCGAGAGGATGTGGTGCAGTCTGTCAATATCCTCTGTACGCCTACCAAAGGCACGGCATTTAATATCACCGACAAAGACATTATCGGCGCGGTAACGGTGGACTGGTCGAGTGTCACGGGCGGCAAGCTTGATTTGGGCTCGGCGTGTATGTCAGAGCTGAGTTTTACTCTTGAGAATACCGACGGTGCGCTTGACGACAAGGTGTTCGAGGGCGCACAACTGTATGTCACTACAAGCTTTTCAACGGGCTCGACAACGGAGACGGTGCCTATCGGCTATTACACGGTGGACAGCCCTCCGCGCAAGCTCCGGAGCATCAAAATAACGGCTTATGACCGCATGGCGAAGTTTAACCGAGCCTATGATACTGAGCTTGCCTATCCTGCAACGCTGTATCAGATAGTCGCCGATGCCTGCACAAAGTGCGGGGTGTCGCAGAAGCTTCCGACGAACACTTTGCATCGGGGTGTGTCGATACCGAAACGCCCGGAGGCGGACAACCTGACCTATCGTCAGGTGCTTGTCTGGGCTGCGGAGCTCATGGGCGTGAGCTTGTATATTGACTATGACGGCAAGCTGACAGGCGGGTGGTATGCGACAAATGCCAAGCACACGGTGATAAAAGCTTCGGACCGTTTTACTTCCGGCAATACCGACTTTGCCGAAAATAATATCGTGTTTTCCGGTGTGCGTATTGTCGGAAACGACGAGAACAAGACCGAATACCTCGCGGGCACAAAGGACTATGCCTTTAATATCGAGGGCAATCTCCTTGCCCAGAGCGATATGAACCTCGACACACTGGCAACGGAATTAAAGACTGCACGATGCAGCCTTACATACACGCCTATGTCCTGCACTACGCACTCTTTCCCGCACCTCAGACCGCTCGATGTGATGAACTTTGAGACGGCTCAGGGGACGAAGAAAGTCGTGTTGACAAATGTCAAGTGGCAGTCACAGAACCGCTGCACTAAGCTTGAAGGCAAGGGCGAAACGGCGACGCAGTCGGGATATGCCACAATGGGCGCGTTTACACCGAAGCAGCAGGCAGTACTCGAGCAGACCCGCGCTCAACAGGCGGCGCAAATCAACGACTTTGAGCAGGCGACCCTTGCGCTGAACGAGACCATCGCGAACAGCATGGGCTTATATGTCACGCGGAAAGCGGACGGCAACGGCGCGGTAATTACTTATTACCACGACAAGCCTACGCTTGAGGGGAGCAACACCATCTACTGCCGCAACGCCGGTGGTTATGCCTGGACTAATAACGGTTGGAACAACGGATCCCCGAACTGGGAGTACGGTGTATCAAAAGACGGTGACGCGGTCATACGCAGCATCGCTGCGAACAAGATATCCGCAAGCTATATCACGACTGATATTCTTTCGTCGCCTACGGGAAAGTTTTCCTTTAACTTAGACACCGGCAAGATTATCGCGTCTGATGTTGACATTACGGGCGGCGATATAAACCTTGACGGCGGTAGCCTGTCGATAGAGAGCGATGCATTTAAAACCGACTTGTCGGGCGGATATCTGCAAATGTACTACGCCACAAATATGGCGACGGGTACAAATTACAATTATTTGACTGTTACTGACGCAATGGTGGACAACTACTATTACGCGACATTTGCGTCGCCGTTGCCAAGCATTGATGGGATAAACACAAAAGGCTTTAGATTCGGCGAAAGCGACGAGAACAAAACCGGAATAATACATTGGCAGACCGATTATGCGCTTATCGAAAAGGCAAGAGCGCGGTTTAGACAGTGTGTCGAGGTCAACGAGATAATGACTGTTGACAGTAACGGCGAAAGTATAGGTTTTATATCTCACGCCCCATTCAGGTCAACGGATATAAGTGCGGAAATAGGTGCGACAAACGAAGCAAAAGCGTTTATGCAGCTTGCTAATAACTCAAAAGGCACAATCCCGGCGCGAATCAACATCTACTCAAGCGGTAGCGGTGGAGCGGGCATGAGCCTTGAACTTAAATCCGGTGGCGGGTACACTGGACGACTGTTTGTTGACAACACCGGTTTGTATGCGGAGTTTAACGGCAACGGTATTTACAAAAAACTTGCGTAAGGAGGTAAGTCTAATATGATAAAAACTGAACTCGGAAAAAAACTCGGTACAGCCAGAGAAACGGCAAGGCAGCTTGAACAGGAGACAAAACAGCTGACGAGTCGACTGGAATATGTCCGTACCGAGCTTATCAAACAGCTCGGTAAAATAGAGATGCTCAATGAAATGTTGCAGGAAGAGGAGGCGGTAGACGATGCGGACAACCACGATAACGATTGATTATGCTCACCCGCGCGGTTATGACGTTGGATATCGAGCGGAGAACAACTTCACGGAGTTGTCGCTACCCGTTCCCGCCGAGCTCGAGGGCGCGGACAGCTACAGAGTCTACTTTGAGTCGACGGTCGGCGAGTATCTGCAAACCGGGCTGTTGACTCCTGTGGACGGCTATGTGGCGGTTAAAATTACAAGCGATGTTGTGCCCGAACCGGGCAACATGGCAGCGCAGCTTGTCGCCTTTGCGGACGGCGAGATAGTCGGCTATGCGCCTATGATAACAGGCTCTGCAAAGGTGTCAATCCCGGACGGCACAGAGCGGCTCTCGCACAGCCTCGCCGCCGAGATAGCTCTTAACACCGCCGCACGGCACGGCCATGATAACAAGTCGGTCATTGACCTGTTGACCGCCGATGATACCGGCACGCTGCTGTACGATGGCAAGGTTATAGGTGGCGGCGCATCCGACTTCATAATCAAAATGACGGTCACAAGCGACGACAATGGTAAGTATACGGTCACGTCTTGCAGCACAACAGTTGAGCAAATTGACGCAGCAGTTGCCGACGAAAAAAGAGTTGTTGTGATAGCCACTGATACAGACAACAATCTATCTTGGGATATACCTATTGTTCAAGGCTTTAACGGTAGCAACTATTATTTTGCCACATTTCTGCTTGGTCAAGCTATACTTTCATTTGTACAGAAGGTCGGAGAAAACCAAGCTAGATGGCAATTCATAGTTGGTCAAATCGGTGCGGATTTTATTAGTTATTCAAATGACGCATTACCGAACATGTCGACAGTCGGAGAGGCACTCGACGAGCTTGTAAAAAAGTCTGGGCATACTCACACTAATAAAGACGTTCTTGACAAGCTCTCCGATTCAAACGGAAAACTGCAATATAATGGTTCCGATATATCCGTCACAAAAAACGGCGTTATCTCCGCGCTCGGTTATACCCCGCAGGCAGTCTCGACAAAAGTCTCCACAGGCTCAAATATAGCCCTTGCCGACAACACCGAGTACCGCCTCACCGATGTCACGACCTTAACACTGACATATCCTACAGGCAACTTCGAGTGCTGGATGCGCCTGAACTTCGCGGCGAGCGGTAATGTCACCGTCACTCTGCCGACAGGCACAAAGTATATTGGCACTGCGCCCGATTTTAAAAACGGCGAAACGTGGGAGCTCAGCTTCAAAGACAAAATCCTGGCGGCGCAGAAGGTCGGTGAGGGCACTTGAGCAGGCGCAGATTTATATGGCAAAGGGCACAAGCGCAGAGCGGACTGCCTGACGGTTACACGGCATTGGAATATATCCAGTCCTCGGGCACTCAGTACATCGACACCGGGCGCAAGCTGACGCAGGATTCTGATATCACCATAGATTTCAGGATAGTCGGTGAAATAAACAGGGACGCGGGCATATTCGGGTCGCGCCAGAGTGCGTTGAAAAATAATCTTACGCTGTTTCAGAACAAAAATCCGATTGTTTTCTCCGGCGACTTTTCCGAGTATCAAAAGCACCGTTTTACGGCGGCTTCATCATTGGAACGAACAAAAATCCGAATGAACAAAGCCGGCGTGTGGGTCAATG